AACGACATAGGTCTCCGTGGCTGAAATGTTCGACCCGGCAGGGAGGTTCGTGAACTGGACTCTTTGACCGGCGACGATGCCGACATAGCGTTTCACGACCATCCAGACTTCATCCTCGGTGCCGTTCCCGTAGATGGTAGCGACCGATTCCACATCGGCATCACCGAGCGTGTGGCGATGCCAACCGACGACTTTCTGGTCGCGCTCGTAGGTCATGGCGATGAGTGTGCCGTCTCCGCGAACGCACCACAGCACGGCATCGGGCTGCTGCTGGTAGGCGATGTCCACGATCTCGCCATTGGTGATGTGTTCTGCGAGGAGGGTTAAATCCGGCGCGACCCAGCCGTCTTTGTTGAGTTCGTAGACGAGTTCGCGCACTTTGCGTCCGTTGCGCTGGACGAAGAGAAGGACATCGTTGACGAGCGCGGCTCGCATGTATTTGCTGCCGTAGCTCGACTGGCGGCTGGCTTGCACATTGGTGGCCGAGAGCGAGGCCGAGGAGTCGGCACTGCCGATGGTCCACTCGTCGCCCGAGGTGCCGATGAGGAGTTGCGACTGGCTATACATCCAGTTGATGCGGTTGCCCTCGGAGGCGGCGAGGGTGAATCCAAAAGCATCGCTGGCAGTTGTGCCTTTTTGGAAATTTTCAAAATCGTCTATGGCACTGCCCCAGACAGCATTTGGTTGGTAGGTGGTTCCTCCAAAAATAAGCCGTTGTTCGTGCATGGCGACCGCTCTCGGGTAGCCACGCTCGCCAGAGAATGCTGGCTCTGCCCAAAAGGTGGTTGGTTTGCTGTTGCGGGATTCCGCGCCAAGCCACTCCATGACACTGGCAGATGCGGTCAATCCATTTGCGGCTACCGAATTTATTTTAACCGTGCCGCCGGTATAGTTATTGCTGTTTTGCAGCAACGCACGGGGAGTCAATGTCGGAGCGACAGACGGGGCCGTGTAGCTTGTGATAAGCATTTTTAGACCGCAACGGAGGGTTTCGGTTCCGCTGGCAACAACATTGCGGTCCGAATTGGAATCGTATTCTTTTACGATTTCCATGTTGGTGATGTTTTCGACGACTACCGAGCCGCTGGTTGCACCAGAGTTGGCCACCGTCACTTGGTAGGAGTTCGCGGTGAAACCAGTTGAGAGAATAGTATAGGGAGTCGCTGAATAAAATGGCGCAGGTCCAGACACGAAATGCACACTATCTCCAATGGCATAGCCATGGTTGTTGTGCGTAACCGTGCAAACCGTTGTGGCGCGTGCTACAGAACAGGTAATAGGACCGTTTTTCCAAGTCTCGTAGGGGGTTCGCAAAATGCGGATTGTGGCATTCCATGTCCCAAATGTAGTGAAGTCCCAAGCCCCTTGGGTATCCATCGAAACACTCGCCCAAGTTCCTCCAAAAATCAGCTCAATGAAAGTAGCCAACCGCTTCCATTTGAGATTCCATTTTGTGCCGATATGCCCAGATTTGAAAATCGCAGACGGGGATGTGAGCGTCACCGTTCCGAGTTCCCCGTTGGTTGAAATTGTCGTGGCCTCGGTATTTTCGTCCAATTGCGGTGGAAAATCCCAATCGACAACTTCAAAGGTCCAGTTGTTGTCGGCGAGGCGCGAGAGTTTGTAGGGGGGGTAGTTCGCGTGGGCGAAATACATGATGTCGTTGATCTGGACATATTGAATTTCGCGCAGGTCGGCTCCCACATACGGGTGCGAGATTTCCAAAGTCCCGCCCGAGGTGTTGGTCTGCAAGGCTCCCGTGGCGGGGTTCCAGAATCTCATGTAGCCCACGCCCATTTCGATAAGGAACCGGGTCGTGGTCGAGAAGTTGAATCCGATCAACCGGGTCTGGTTTGTGGCCGACTTGGTGGCTCCGAGGAATTGCGTTCCGGGGCGGCGGATCACGCCGCCGTAGGGGAGGATTTGGAAGTTCTCCAGCGTGCGGCAGGCGCTGCGGTATTTCTCCAGGCTCGTCCGGGCGTCGATGAAGGGCGAGACTTCACCGGCATTGAACGAGGGATAGAAATCGAACTTCGGCATGCTACTTTTTGAGGTCGCGGAGGATTTTGACTAGGGTGACGAGGCCAACGGCGAACCCGACCGTTACGGAGGCGAAACGCATCCACGCTTCCAAGTGGGGAAGCATGGAGTAAATCGCCGCGCCGATAGAGGTGGCGCTGCCGACGAGGCCGGTGGCTGCGGATTTGAGTTGGTCGCTATTCATTAGGAGTTCGCTTGAGCGAGGAGGTTGCCTACCTGCGAGAGGGTCGCGGTGTTGTTGACCCGGTCCACATTCAACGCATCGGTCTTGACCTTGATGGCCGAGATGTCGGCGGTAGGGATGTTGGCTGCGGTCGCCCGGCTGGAGACGGCGGCATCCACGCGGGCCAACTCGGTGGCAAGCTCGGTGCGGACGGCTGAGGCCACCGAGGCGGCGCTAGGGAGGTCGCCGGTCGTGAGGGTTGATCTGGTGCTGGTGGCGACATCCAAGCGCGAAAGTTCGGTGGATAGCTCCGTTCTTACCTGGCTGGCGATTTGGCTTGGCGTCGGCACGGTCGGTGCGTTGGTGAGCGTGTCAACTACGCCGCCGGTGATGGTCTTGGTCGAAGCTCCCCATACCGCTGTAGCGATTTCTGAAGCTGTGGGCACTGAAATGGTTAGCGTTCCGACCGTATCGTCCACGGGAGTTCCCATGGCCACCGCTGCCGGGTTTGGAACGGCACAGGTGCCAACGACGACGCCGCCGATGCCGTAAGGGGTGCCGCTGCGCACATTGCTGGCGGCGGGGAAGTTTGTGGCGTTGTCGGGGGTGACCAGATTTCGCTTTTGCAGGAGCGTCTGTGTGCCGACTTCGATATAAGTCTGGTTGTTAAGCGCGGAGGCCCATCGCCATGCGACATTGGCAATCGGGTTGACGCCGAATGTGGGCGAGATGAGGAATGGGCCGGTAAGCAGGGTGACTTGCTGGCGATTCGTGCCTCCGACGCCTGCGGCGAATTCGCTCGCTTGGATCACGCCGTTGATGAGCATAGTGCCGGTCGAGGCGTTGTTTGCGCCTACGACTCCTGCTCCCGTTCCGCCTGTGCAGACACCCGTGATGTTAAGAACGCCGGTCGAGCTGTTGTTTGCAGCAAAACCAGCGGAACCGCCTGTGCAATTTCCGGTTATGTTAATAGTGCCGGTGGATGCGTTATTTGCGGCGAATGCAGATCCGCTATTTTGCGATTGCAAATTTCCATTGATATTAAGAGTGCCGGTGGATGCGTTGCTTGCGCCTTGTGCGCCTGATGTTGTTCCTGCCGTAACATTCCCAACAATGGTTGCAGAGTTTCCTGATGTTCCTGAAAAGGTGATGCAGGTTGTCGATGCTGCAATAACATTTGCCGTGAGCGTCACTCCATTTGAAAGCGTGAATGACCCGCCTGCGGTGGCTCCGCCAAATGTGTCATTACGCACCTCGCCCGTCGCGCCGAGGTTGGTCGAGACATTGACCGTGATGGCGAAGGAATTGGCCATGAGGACATCGCCAGCGACGAATGTGACAGCCGATGCCGTTCCGGCGGGAGCAGTCGCCCAGACATCGGTGGCGTTGATGTTTCCTGCCTTGCGGGCGTAATAGGTTGGCATGGCTTAGAGTCCTTTCGCTTGGAGGTAGGCTTGGAGGGCAGCTTGGATCGCGCCGATGGCGGCTTGCTCTTCAGCGGAGGCTTGGGAGAGCGATCCGAGGACGACGGCTTTGCGGTGTTCGATGCCGGCCTGTTCGACCACTCCGTCTTCGACTCGGGTCGGGATGAGGGACATGGCTACATTCGCGTCTGGCTGGCCGTCTGGCTTGTAGAAGCCGGTGATGGCCAGTTGGAGAGAATAACGGTCGTAGGATTTTGAGTCGATTTGGAGTGGTGTGGATGCTGTCATGGTGGTGGTTTTTTTGAGGTTTTTAGCTGTAGGAAAGAGAGGCGCGATTTGACCACGCGCCGGTGGCGCTGGCTTCTTGGGTGGTTGTTCCTGCTGTGTTGAAAATGGTGCGGGAGATTTCCCAGTTGGCGCTGTCGTAGACGCTGCCGTTGTTGGGAAAGTCGGCGTAGAGGAGGAAGCCTAGATAGGTGGTAAGGCCGTCGGCGGAGAGGTCGAAGGCCCAGACGCGATCTGGCGCGTCTTTGGCACCGGCGAGTTTGTAGACCGTGCCGTTCGGATGCTTGGCGTAAATCTTACGATCTGTGTGGTTGATCGAAATCGCTCCGGGCGAGAGCTGGTCGGCGGTTGGGATTTTGCCAGGGACCGTCGAGAGTTTGGGAACTATTTGTGTGTTTGCCATGTGGCGTTTTTTGTTTTGCGGGTTTGGGAACCCCCGCTTGGCGAGGCGCTATGGAGCGCCCCGCCGGGGTTGGGTTAGGGACTAGTAGCTGCCGCCATCGATGACGCTCTCGAGAGCGCTGATGCGGGTCTCGTGGTCGGCGACATCGGCCTCGACTGCGTCCAGGCGGCTGTCCGCGCTGGCGTTTTCGAGGGTGGTGATGCGGTTGCTCAACGAGGTATCGGCTGTCGAACGAGTCGAGCTTTCCGAATCCAGATTCGACTGGACGAGGGCGATGTCGGACTCGAGGCCGGACACATCCGATGCGCGGGCTGCGGCCTCGGCGGAGACTGCGGCGATGCGAGCGGATTCCTCGTCCAGGATGTCTTGCTCGGCGGCGCTGACGCGGGTGGTCAGGGCGCTGAGGTCGCTCGAGACGGTGTCAATGTTACCCTGCAGGCTGGAATCGCCAGCGATGCGTGCGGTCTCTTCAGCGGCGATGTCGTCGTTGATCGAGAGGATGGCGGCTGCCAGGGCGTCGTCGTTGGTCAAATCGACCGAATTGATCAGGGTGACGATTTCCGCGAAGCTATCCTTGTCGGCCGAGGAGGCGCTGAGGATCGCATCGATGCGGCCTTTTTCCGTGGTGATCTTGCCGTCGAGGGTCGTGTCGGCTGCTTCCAGAGTGGAAACGGCGGAGCTGATCGCGGACTGGCGCGCCGAGGTCTCAGCGGCGATGTCGTCAGCGAGATCGCTTTCGGCTCCTTGAGCGCGGGAGATTTCGGCGTTGAGGTTGTTGGTGAGTGTCGTGTCGGCTGCGCTCCGCAGGTCGGCTTCGGCTTGGACCGCGTCGTTGACGAAGGTCTTTGTTGCGAATGTGTGGCTGCCGCCGATTGCGACTGGGCCGTTTGCTGTTCCTACAAAAAGTGAGGAATTTTGAAGGTCCATTGCCAACTCGCCAGTCTGAAGACTGATCGGAGCGCCGGAACCGCGTTTGATTTTAAGGATGGGATTTGCCATGGCTAATTAGGTGGTGGTGGTGGTTTTGGTTGGGCTGTTCGTGGTGGGGTGATTGTCAAAAATTGCCCGCGTCGATAATCGGGATCATGAGGGCGTAGGCGCTTGCGGAAGGGCTCCAGCGGTAGGGCATGCCTTCGTCGAGGGCCATGTAGAGTCGGTCCGGTTTCCCGATGCTCGGGAAGCTCGAGCGGCTCGGGTATTCGACGATGACGGCGGGGAGCGTGAGGTCGAACGATGAGAGATCGAGCGTCTGCCGGATGTTGGATTCGCTGATCGTTGTCATGAGTAGGCGAGCGATGTGCGGTTAGCCCACGATCCGACGGCGGAGGCGGTGGCGAGGATTTGGCCTGCGGCGTTGAGGGTGCTGCGGCGGATGGTCCAGGTGGTGGCGGTCTCGGGCAGGGCTGGCGCGGCGGGGCGGTTGGCGTTGAGGAGGCGTCCGCTGTAGGTGGTGAGGCCGTTGGCGGATTGGTCGAACGCGTAGATGTAGAGGGTGGGGTCGATCGGGCGCTGGACGGTGCGCAGGCCGAGGGCGGTGCAGGAGATTTGCATTCCGGCGCTCGGGGCGGTGTCGAAGGTGATTGTGCCGGTGGCTTCGCTGACGAGGTAGTCGGTGCCGGGGGTTTGCGTGACGCCGTTGAGGGCGACGAGGACATGCTCGGCGTCGGAGCTGACGAGTCCGTCGATTGGGAAGGTGACGCTGGTGCCGTCGCCGATGCGGACCGTTGTGTTGATTTGCAGGCCGGGGGCGGCGGCCACGATGAAGTCCGAGAGGCCGATGATGTTTGTGGCTTCGAGGGGGATGATTTTCTCGACGAAATCGGCATTGGTGATGCCGTCGCGGAACCAGTATTCCACCACGGCGCTGCCGCTCTCGATGCCGATCGTGAGGCCTTTGTAACGGAGGGCGCTGGTGATGTCGGCGAGGGCAGCGGCGGTGCTGGCGTAGGGGCCATATTTCGCATCGATGGGCTTGGCGGCTCCTACGACGATTCCGGCTGAGAGTTCGATTCCGGTTGGCATCAGGAGTTCCTCAATTCGATGTTCGCGGCGGAGTTTGTGAGCGCTCCGCTGGAGGTGTGGATTTTGTAACCTTGCGTCCAGAGGGCGGTGGTGACGCTGAGGGTGGTGACGGGCTGGAAGACGACGGTGATCGCGCCGTTGTCGAGGGCGGTGACGAAATACCGGGTTTTGGTCGTGCTAGTGCTGGGATAGGCGATGGCGAGGTATTGTGCGGACGGCGCGTAGGGGATGGTGAGCGTGCCGGTGGAGTCGGCGATGATCTTGGTGGCGGTGCCGTTTTGGATGGCGGTGACCATCGCGGCGGCGCTGATGGGGCTGGAGGATTTGAGGTGATAGAAGGGGTGGACGCCGGTAATCGTGGGGGCGCTGGTGCTGTCGGTGGCTGTGCCGGAGGCGCGGGAGGCGGCGAGGTTTGTGCCTGAGACGCCTTTGTTGTCGAAATAGTCGCCAGAGCCTGCGGCGTGCGCGGCTGTGACGGCCCAGTTGTTCGAGCCGCTGACGACGGCGGTGGTGAAAGAGAGGGTGTTGGCGGGTTGCGCGGTGGAGCTGATGCCGGTGCCGGTGAAGGTGTAGCCTGTGGCTTCGCCCACGAGGGGGTTGGCGTTGGTGGATCCGTTGCCGTTGAGGATCGTTCCGCGCCCGAATGTGGCGGTGAGCGTGCGGGCGATGCTGCTGCCGATCTCGAGCACGCCACTGGCTCCGCTCACGCCGAGGGTGATGGATTTGGCGGAGCCGACGGAGGCGAGGATGGTGGGGAAAAGGATGTCGTCGAGGACTTGAACGATGTTCTTGGATTTCCA